GAAAGTGGATTCGCCTAAAACCCGGGCTATCTCAGCAGGAATAAACTTTTTACCCTGTTCTTTTAATTCCTGCAGAATATCAATTTCTTTTTCAGTAACACTTTGTTCCCTGCCGATCTTATCTAGTGAACGATTAAATTTTACAGTCATTCTTTCAAAAGTTTGTGCGGCAGTTTCAGCCACGGTTTTAACAGGAGTTGAGCCGAAAATACCAGTCACTATTTTTGATATTCCATCAGTAATCACACCACCAAAAAAACCTGCCATGAAACTGGCAACGTCAGGACCCACAAAACCAGTCAAGGCCCCTTGCATGTTGCTGACTAATCCATTTTCGCCATTCATAGCCATATCAACCAAAGAGTTTAATCCGGTCTGGAAATCAGTGGCAAAAGCACCTCCAAGGGTTTTCAAGTCGTCCAGATGCTTTTCAAATTTCTTTTTCTGGTCGTCTAATTCGTCTTGAGTTTTTGTAGTAACTTTTTTTGTTGATTCAGAAACCGAATCGGCATCAGTTATCAATTTTTCTTCAGCCGCTTTTTTAATGGCATCCAAGGTCTCTTTGCTTTTTTCCTTGCGTTTATCGTTTTCCTCTTTGCTGGTTGCGGTATATCTTTTTTCAACAATTACTGTGTCTTTTGCTAATTGGTTTCGAACCTTGGCCACTTCACCGGCATTGTCAGCCGCCTTTTGAAATGATTCCCGATTTAATTGTTCGATTTCCAAATCTGCGTCTTTTCTAATTTGCACCTGATCGGCGGTTGTATCCTTCCAGATGCTCTTTATTTTTAAAGCGGCAATCTTTACTTCAGTTGCAATCATAACAACGGCTATCTTGCCAGCCTGTTTCATGTTTGTGAAGCTATCCATGACTCGATCAATGCCAAGCCCAAAAAGCTTGAATTCGGCTCTCATGTTTATAGCGCCCAAGGTTAAGTTTTTTGCAAAATCATTTATTATATCAGAATCGAAAACGTTTATAATTGCTTCAGAAACACTTAACAACATCGGCAAAAATGCCTGTGTTAATTCCATTCTTATTTTTTTACTATTGTTTTGTATCAATTTCAATTGATTTGATAGGGATTCTTTTTGCTCTTCAAATTTTTCATTAGCAATTCCAGTTGAATTTGCCACTTTTTCTTGAATTTTATTCAGCCCGACAAAATTATCTTCAGCCAGGGCAAGCACCGAATTCAACGCCTCGACACTTCCGAACATGTCAGAATATGAAAGATTGCCTTTGTCAACTTGCTCTTTAACATCTTTGAGTACACCGCCAAAACCTTTTGATTTCAACGCCGATTCATCGAACTGAAAGTTATATTTTTTAGCTAATTTTATAGCATCCTCAGTTGGTTTCAATATGTTGGAAATAGCGGCCTTCATACCGGTTACAGCTTCTTTTGTCTGGATACCTGACTTTGTTAATTTAGCGATAACACCCAGAGTTTCAGAAAGGGTCATGTTCATACTTGCCGCTATCGGGGCCACCTTACCAATTGAGCTTGAAAGTTCTGCTATTGTGGTTTTACCTTCTTTTTGCGCCGCAAAAAACCGGTCTGCTATTTCCGAAGCTGAAAGACCCTCTTTCGAAAATGCGTTATACGCCGAGGTCATACCATCGACCGCGGTCTTTGTATCCGTGACACCGGCAACCGCGAGCTTTCCAGCCTCTTCAAGAAATGCCATTGCATCACCGGCACCAACACCTGCCGATATAACATCAAATAAAGATTCTGCCAGGTCATTTGCTCCGACAGGGATTCTAGTTGTCATTTCCAGAATATCATTTGTAAAGCCTTGAATTGCGGCCCTGGCGTCACCATCCAGAAGTGTTTGAACGGCTTTCATCTTGTTTTCAAATTCTGCGAATTCAGCTATAGCATTTTTAACACCCAAGGCAATTGCCCCAGAGAAAGCGGCACCGGCAACCAATTTGCCCATGCTTTTAATCTGGCTTGTCGCACCCTTGGTGTTTTTATCAAAATTGCTTTTATCTAGTTTTAAAAGTGCCTTTAATGAAAACTCGCCCATGTCAAAAACTCCCGTTTATCTGGTTCAAATATTTTTTAAATTCATCATTTTCTTGTTTTTTTTCTTTTTGCTTTTCAGGGATAGCCTTATTTAATTCATTCGAAAAAACATTAGATCCCAAAATATAATCAATTTCTTTTACGTTTAATTCTTCACTTAACTTGTCAAAAGATTTTCCAGTTTTTAAAAAAAGAAACGTGACTATATCTTGCCAAGTAAGGGACTCGCCTGATCCTCGTTGAGCTCCCGAATTTTTTTTTTAGTATCCTCTGTAATTGCCTCTTTGAACAAAATATCAAGTTCTTTGACGGTTTCATCACAAAGCATGTTTTGTACTTGAACCACTGACTTTTTAAAATATGGGTCGGCTTTTTTTATCATCCGTTGAGCAACCCACGCCAGGAAATAAAAATTATTTGCCATTTTATCCGGCCCCATATTCCAATTAATTGCTTTGGCGGCCAACTGATCTTTATAGCCCCATTTGCCAATATTAACCGTGAATTTTTCCGTGCCATATACAGGAAACAGTTTTTGCTTAAGGTTAAGAGCCGGCATTTTCTTTTTTTTCTCAAGTGTTAATTCTGTAATGCTTTGAACTGGTATTGATTCCAACCCCTTGGACTGATCCATTTTATTTATGCACCTTTCATTTGCTCAATATAACCGGCCTTTGGTGTTGATAAAGTATCATCGACCATTGCATCGGCATGAACTGTTAAAGTCATAAAATCGCCATGTGTCATGGGCATTCCTACTCCGGTCATTAAAGCCTTGTGCATTTCAAACCGGTACCTGTCACCATCAGAAGCATTGCAAGCAACACCCTGGATTGCGACATATTGAGAAGATCCACAAGTTTTTTCGATTCCGTATGAATATGTTTCCATCCCACCATGTAGGCTGTGAACTTCCACAACGGCGGTATCTCCAACGGTAAAACTTGAAGCAGATTCAAGGGTAATACTTAAGCCAGGCATTACAGTTGTATCATACTGACCACCAGCACCAGAAACCGTCAGAGTCGCAGTATCTTTCCCTTTTGAATAATTAGTAACTGTGAAAGTTGAAGTCGTCAGAGCTTCAAAATAAAGCGTGTCAGTTTTAACTAAGGCATGTTGACCTGCCGAAACTACCACGGCGGTAACCACGGTTGAAAGACTGGTTCCTTTTTTATTTGTTACAGATCCAACGGTCGCACTTGCACAAGTTGCAGTTGTGGCCAATGTTCCCTGGTTACAATAATTCAAAATCCGTTTTGGTACTTCCTGCATAGTGGCATCCATAGAAATTTCACCGCCAAAAGCTTCAACCGCCATTGGTCCATGATACTCGCCACCTTCAAGGCTTGCGGTTTTAATACCAACATTTAAAGTTGCTGATTGTCCGGTTAATTGCTTTGCAACAACAGGTTTGCCGGTTGCATAGTCAGAGATAACCAGAGAATCGATAGAAAATGGAAAATTTTTAACTCGGTTTACTGTCATCGTCGAAATCTCCTTTTTTGGTTTCAATATCAACTGATATTGTTTTTTCTTTTTTTGGTTTCAGCTTCACAATCGGCTGAATTATTTCCAGCGGATAACCTTTTGAGCCATCGGCTTTTTTGCATCGAGTTTCTAAGAATTCGATTGTTTTATCTGGGTAATCAGCGACAACACCTTTTGTAAATTGAAGATCCCCAATTTTTTCTGTAAACAATGGTTTCACTCTCATTTAAGATCCTTTCTAATTTAGATTGATGTTGCGCCGTGCTTTTATCATTATGGTTTCCGGTAAAACATAAACCCGATTATCAGGTTCAAAAAACTCGCCGGGTGTTGGCATAATAGAAATCGATTCGATCTTGGTATTATTTTTATTGTAGTTTGTGTCAGGGTCAGAAAATATACTGGTCAATTTTTGATATAATTTATCTCTGTCGGTATGATCTGAACTGGTTGATTTAATCAAAAACCTAATATAATAATCGATGTATAAATAATCCTGCATCTCATGATTTTTTGTTAAGAAAGACATAATTAAAAGAGGGTATTTTGGTTGTTTGGGTGGATTGGTTCTAAACAATTTAAAACTTGGGCCCTCGCCCAAAATTTCACGAACTGAAACATCAGCTTCCAGCTTTTCAGAAATCATTGTAAATATATCCGTCAACAAAGGGTCGTTAATGCTCATGGCTTTTTCCATTCATCCTTTACAGTTTTTTCAATTGATGCAAAGAATCCTTTTTTATTATTTATTAAGGCCGGTTCCAGATGGGGTTGGGCATTCATTTTTGAGGTGCCCAATTCTACAAATGGAGCATAAAAAACCTCTGTTTCTACGCTTATTTCAAAATCATTTATATTTGTATCATTAACATGATAGCCAGCTTTCAATGTGCCCCCATCAACAGGCGCAACAGGCGCATTTTCTCGGGCTTCCGCCTCAATCATAAGGCCTCGTTCTCTCAATCGATCCTTAACACCCTTTGAAGTGAATTTATTAAACTTTGCCAATTTATTAGTGAATTCTTTAACATTCACAATTTCAAAACCTGATTTATTTTTAGCCATTTAAAATTCCTTGGTATGTATCAATAAATTTCTGATAATTATTTTCAATTGTCATGCTGTCAGCCCATTCCTTGGCCTTCATTCCCACCCTATTCCTGATCCAGCTATTTTCTATCAAGTTGCTTAAGTGTTTCACCCACTCGCTGGAATTTTTTGCAAGGTAGCCCGTTTTACCGTGTTCTATAGATTTCCCATATTCGTAAATATCAGAAGCCACAACCGGCATACCAAACCAAGATGCTTCTTGAATCCTGATATTTGATTTACATTGATAAAAGCCTTTATCCTCACAAAGCGGCGCAAGTGCAATATCGCCCCAGGTAAAAGCCGGAGGATATGATTCAATGTCGGTCCAAGGCACCCAAAACATGCGAGCCCTTTTTATAAATGGGAATTGTTCAACATAATTAGTTCCGACCATAAAAAAATCGATGTTATCATATTTTTTAAAGAGGATTTCAAGGGGTTCTTGTAAAACCTTAATAGATCCCAGATGGTTTTGTGCACCGGCCCAAAATAAATTTATCCGGCCCTCTGTTTTTTTCTGTTGCCCTGCATGATATTTAAAATAATAGTCACAGATATGGTTTTCTAAAATATGAATTTTCGTATGCCCTGAAAATTCCATCATAGCTTTTTTAAGAGGGGTATTTGTTACTGTGATAGCATCCGAAAGTCTGCAGACTTCTTTCATCCCATCAAATATAATTTTATTGTCCTTGATTCCTTTTGCCGCTGGATTGTCGTCGTTTAATTGCATCCAGTTATCGTCTATTTCAAAGACTATTTTTTTGCCAAGCTGTTTTGCATATTTAATAGTCTCAATTATTTGTGGAGTATATTGACGATTAATAATTATAAGATCCGCCCAATTGATTTCAGCCAGATTAAAATTATCCGCTATATTACAATTGCGAGAATATAAAACATTGTGTTCTGAATTGCTTTGGATTGTTATACCTGGGAAGTAACACCTATACATGAATATGCCGGACCGGTCGCCAACGTAATGCAATATTTTCATTTTGACCCCTTTGTTTTGACCTCTGAAAAGTGCTCTGCTCTGCTTCTAATTTAGTGTATGAACCTGAATCAAGTATTCCTGATAATTAATTAAAAATTGGTCTAGAAATTTATATGTAACTCTATATAATTTACCACTATAGCTAATACTATCCTGTATTTTTATGGGCCATTGTTTCAGGGTGATTAGTGCATGAGTTGAATTTTCTTCCAGTCCTTGGGTCAGTTGTTTGACGTTTAAGCCCCTGCGGATTGGCTCGATTGAGCAATTGATTATTTGATCTATTTCCGCACCATCTGTCATTGAACCATCTTCTTTTCGAATCTTGGCCTCTTCACATGTCCAAGTGGCACGGAACGGGAAAATTATATCCTTCATATTCTCAAAGGCTTTTTCAATCTGCCTGATTTCTCTTGAATTCATCATTGGGCTAAATAATCGTTTAAGTCACTGCCGAAAACGTCTAAATCATTTGATTCAAAATTATCAGACCTTGAGCCATAGCCCTGTTCGTAAGAAACAACATTTCCAGCCGGTGCCCTGCTATCCTGGTTTTCGAAAGAATCAGCCAAGGCAATTAAATCTTTTAATGCTCGCTGTTCTAATTCGATTCCGCCAATACCTTCTTTTTTGAATTTTTTGGCTAATTTGGCTTTATTTGAGGCAATGGCTTTCAACCCCAAGGCAGAAGCTTTCATCACATTGTTTCCGGTTTGCGTTAAAAAATTTGTGATTTCCTGATCTGTAAAAATGGCCTCATTAATAACCGCCCCAACCCCAAAGCCCGAAGGTATCAAATTATCAAGATCCCCCCTGACAGTAACCGAGGAAGTTGTATTTTCAATTATTTTATAGCTGTTGTAGCTCGAAACCCTATACGGATAAATTGTATGCCCCACAAACTCATTTGCTTCAAAATTGCCAGCAGAAAAAATCAGTTTACGCCCAAAGTTTAGGCCGGTAACATTCTTTTCCAAAAGGCTTGAAACCTCATAGTCAGAAATAAAGCTTCTGACCTTGCCAATATTATTTGACGGTACAAAAGTAAAATTTACTAAATTTGCCATTATTTCGCTTTAATTTCCTTTGGTGGTGTATCTTTTTCAACTTCCGCTTTTGGGGCTTCTGGGATAAAGCTATTTGCCAGTTTATCAATTTCGCCTTTAACAACATCAGCAACCAGACCCACCACAAGAGGGGTAATCTGTTCAATAATATTAACAGGTTCCAGGATAGGTTCTTTTGTTATTTTAAAACCTTTTTTTCCGACAACATTCATTAATTGATTTACACAAACTTTCATTAAATCATTATCGCCTAATTCTTCAACTGTTGGGATTGTCATGTTTATGCTCCTTTGCTTAAGAGTTGGGCTGACTAAAAAGCCAGCCCAAGGGGTATTTTAAAAGAGCCGAGAGACTCTTTTTCAATCGAATTAAATGCCAGTATTGGCCTTTATGTAGTACGTAACTCCACCGATCACAACCGTTATAGAAACATTTCCAGTTGTTAAAGTTGCACTAGCTGTTGGAACGTCCATTGTCAGAGTGCCACCAGTTAATTTCAAAGCACTGGTCAAAGTTCCGGCCTTCATTATTTGAATATCAAATTGACCGTCTTCAGTTGCTTCTGTTTCGTCCGGCATCGAACCAATGACTTTTGCATATACCGTTGCATTTTCAGTTGTCGGGGCTTCAGAATCCCAACCCTCAAAAATGATATTGCCTAAACCGTCAGTATCCGCAGGCGTGGCACTATCTTTTTTTAATGTAAGTGTCGCGCCCGTGGCATCTGCATTGGAGTTTGTAATCGTCATTAATGGCTTTGCCGTTACAGAACTTGAAAATGTCGGGTCTCCGGTTTGTGTCAGGGTTCCGGTTATAGCTGTATCACCACTAACCGTTAAATCATCCGTAATAGTCACATCATCCGCAACGGTTAAATCTTCGCTTAAAACTAAAGTGTCAAAATTTGTGGTGCCAGCAGAAACGCCAACACCAAAAATCAACAGGATTAAAAAAATATTAAGAAGCTTTTTCATAATGTTTTTACTCCTTAAACGGCATCTGCCTTTTGAGCCCAACGGTAGCCTACAGGTTTTCCGCCGAATTCATATCGTACTTTATAAGCTGTATTTCGTGTTAAGAAATCATATCCGTCAGGACTGTTTGGAATGGCTCTCAAAGTCTGTGGTTCGCTTCGGCCTCTTAAAAAGTCAATCTGGATAGTATCGATCTGGTTTGGGCTTGCAAATAAATACCAATCGCAAGTGGCTTCCGCACCGGTATCTGTCAACCAAGGAACAACCAAGATTTCAAGATTTTTGTGAGGATTAGCATCATTATTGCCAGTTCCAGCCAAAAGCGGAGCGTGAACAATTCTGAAAGCCTTATCTGCCAGAGTTGGAGGTACTGCAAGAATATTCGGAACAAGCCCCAAAACATCAGAAGTTTTTGATTCTGTTTGACGGGTCATTTTAGCTTTTACTAAACTAAGGTTCGCCGCTGTCAGTGGAGTTGTAGTGCTTAAATTTGCATGATCTGCGTGAAATAATGCCACATTATCAAAACCAAGAGTTGCATTATCATTAACAAAATCCCAAACAAATTTGTCGATTGTCCTTGCGGCCGCACGTCCATGTTTTTGAGGAAATTTCATAAATGCGCCTAAATCATCATTAATAATATCTTGACGATTCAGTTCAAAGCCTCGCTCATAAGTTTTAACCTTATAAGTTAAAGACCTTTCGCCGATAGAATCCATTGGAGTCGGTTCACGCTTCGACATTTCCTGAAGCCTTGCACCTTCTTCAACTTCAATGACCGTATTATCTTTAAAATCTCGCCGGTTTCCAAATGGGCTATTGACGATTTTCTGCCAAGTTGAGGGCCAGAACTTAAACGATTTCAAAAGTGTTTTGTTTGCAGTATTTTTTAATAACGCCGCAAAATTTTCATCTCCAACCGCTTCAATACATGTTTGTAAATCATACTGTTGGAAAATATTTCTTCCTGCTTTGATGTCAGCCAAAACCGCCTCTTTATGGGGTCCGGTTATGGCGGCTTTATATCCGTATGCTTGTAAATCCTGGTTCATTAAAATTAAATCCATACTTCACCATCCTTTTTTTTATTTTTAATTAATAAAATGCCCATTTTAAGCGGTGTTGCCTGTGTCTACACCTGGTATTGCTTCAGAAGCGGTTAATCTGAATTTTACCCTCGCACCAGTGGATAAGCCTTTGCCCTGGTTTGATGGGGTTCCGTTCCCTGCTAAAACGCCAACAATATCAAGCCCGGTTGTTCCAACACCTATCGAACTAGAATTATAAGCATAACAATTTTGTTCGTTCTGCATTACAGTTCCAGAGGTTAATTGACAAATCGCTGTGAATTCGTCATTCAGACCGTCATAAACATCGACAAAAGCGCCAGTTGAAACCACGGCATCTAAAATAATGCCCCTAACATCAGCACAGGCCGTTGCTTCAACAACACCATGCCCTGAAACCTTAACAAAAACGCCTCCACTTGAAGCATCAAAACCGGCTGTGTTAGCAAACCATAATTTTGTTTTATGGTATTGGCCTTGATCTGCATTGGCTTTTTGAAGCTTTGTGAATTGACTAGCCATTATTCAGCACCTTCCTTTATAACTATTCCAGCAAGGTTGTCCAACATTCCTTGCGCAGATTCCATGATTTTAGCACCTTCAGGATTAGGTGTTTGAGAATTTCCGCCTGTAACTTTCGCATCGGTAAATTCTTTTATATATCTTTCTTCGGCATCAATCGTTGAACCAAGAGCTTCTTTTGTTGCCTGTATATCCAGTTTAGACCCTGACATTTTCACATCAGTTGCAAGAAACGATTCTTTGATCCGTGCTTTGACATTTGCTGGTAACTGGTTATCAGAAAGAATTGTTGATACAAGCTCTTTACGATCAAGACCGGCTTCACGAATATTAAAAGTTTCTGCCTGTTTTTCATCGTCTGTTTTGGTTTTGTTTTTATCTGCCAGGTCAGCCGCTTCCTTATCAGCTTTCTTTTTAGCGTCAGCCGCTTCAACCTTAATAGATTCTTTTATTGAGTCCGTAATGCCTTTTGTCAACTCAGTTAAAAGATTAGGATTTGATTCTTTTAATTTTTCAATCGTTAAATCC